CGTATGACACTCGTAATCTCGACAGGATTGACTCAGATACTGAATAAGTTCGTCCGACAATATGACTGCAACGTCATGCGGCATAACTTTCGAGGCAGTCTCGTATATCAAATACCAGACTGCCTTTAGCATATCTGCCTCAAAGCTATTGCCTGATTTCTTTCCAGCGCGCTGGATGTATTTGGTTGCTGAAAACAAAGCTGGGGAAAGATTCCATACTTTAGATACCAGCAATGCATCAATTGTGGAATTACGATAGTGACTGTATAGTTTGCTCGTAATGTTGTCGGCCATAATTACAGTATACAGCAATGGAACAAAGCGCTGAACTTGAACAAACACTAACTACCCATAATGGTGGTACTGGTGTTAGGTGTCATGGAATTGTGAACGGTGCACAGTGCCGTCAGTTTGCCGTCCGTGGCCGAAAGTTCTGCAACTATCATGGTGGAAAAGCGCTTGCTGGTGTTGAAAGTCCATCGTTCAGAACAGGATTGAGATCGATGGAAAGCAAGCGGTTCCGAAGCATAGGCAAGGAATTGCTTGAAAAGATCGATGCTCTTAGGGAAGATCCAGATCTTTTCAATCTGCGTGATGATGCGGCATATATGACGGCGCTAATTGATAGGCGTGCTGAGGCTGCTTCAGAAGGTTTTGGTGTTCATGTTCTACGCAATTTGCAGCAACAATACGCAACTGCAAACAGGGCGTATAGGTCTTCCAACATTGAGGAATTTGAAGAAGCATTCAAAAACCTAGGAGAGACATTGAATGCTGGTGGCGATGAGGCCAAATCATCGGATGAAGTAATTGAACTAATTGGTCGGCGTGTTCAACTTGTTGAAGCAGAACAAAGGGTAGCTCAATCAAAAGCTTATGTTCTTGAGGTTGATCAAGCATACTCGCTTATCATGCAAGTCGTTGGTGTTGTAAAGCAATGCGTTCGCAATGCGGATGAATTGACAGCAATTAAGAACGGAATCAACCGTCTTCTGAAAGTCTATAAAGAAGAATCTGAATCAGAGGACGATGATGTGGTTGATGCGGAGGTTGTTGAATGAGGCGTAACTCAACAACTACCAGGCAAACGCCAAGGGCATTCAAGAAGTTTGTAAGGCCAGACAAGCCGTTGAGTCTTGCACTTCTTGAAGCTCTTGATAGCGAATTGGATACCATTATCCGCACTGGTGACTTCGATACGGGTAGGGCTTATCCAATCCAAGGATCGGAGCTTGATTTTAGATCATGGCTTCGTACTTATGCTCCTCATGCTGCTTCTTCTCCCTTGGGGGAACATCATATTCGTGCATGGGAATGGGCGGAAAATATAGAGCCTGGGAATCCGCCACCTGCATTGATTGAATGCTGGTTCCGTGGTGGTGGCAAATCCACTACGATGGAACTGATTTCCAGTCGTATTGCTGTAAAAGCAACAAAGAGATTCCTGCTTTATGTTTGTGCTACACAAGATATGGCAGACCGTCACGTTCAAGATATTGCCACAACCATGGAGCGCTGTGGTATTGAACGTGCTGTCAATAAATATGGATTCAGCAAGGGCTGGAATGCAAGTAAGTTGAGAACTGAAAATGGATTCAACGTGCTTGCGTTCGGTCTTGATACTGGTGCACGCGGTGTAAAGTTGGATTACCTCCGGCCTGACTTCATTGTATTCGACGACATTGATGAGTTGGATGATTCTGTATCGAGGGTTGATAAGAAGGTTGCAACCATCACGCAAACCATTCTTCCAGCAAAGTCAACCGACTGCGCCATTGTATTTGTTCAGAATAGAATTCATGCAAATAGCGTCATGTCGAAAGTCCTCAGCGGCGAAGTCGACATGTTGCAGAATCGTGTCCAAGCACCAATTGTTCCTGCCATCAAAAACCTAACTTATACAAATGAGGAAAAGGAAGATGGCCGCATGGGATATCGCATCACTGGTGGTATTCCAACATGGGCACATAAAGGCATCGAAGTATGCCAAAGGGAGATCGATGACTTTGGGTTGATCTCGTTCCTTCGTGAATGCCAGCACGAGGTTGGTGTTGGTGGTTTGTTCTTCCCAGACTTTAAAGAATTCGGCCAGGATGGAAGTGCTTGGCATGTTGTGGACAATATATATATACAGCCTTGGTGGCGTGTGTGGGCAAGTCACGACTTTGGTACGGGTGCACCATGTTGTTTTCTTCTATATGCATCTGACGAAAAAGAGAATATCTACGTTATTGGCGAGGTTTATGAGAAAGGACATGTGTCATCTTCTCAGGCACAACTTGCATTGAATCTGCTTGAGTCGCGCGGAATGGCCGAGCCGACTGATAGGCGTAACAGGGATGGTAAATGGAATACCAGGCTTGAGGCAATTGCTTTCGACTGGGCAAACACATTTCCTCCTGAAAATGTACAGCAGCGTATTGGTGAATATCCTGTCGAGGTCTGGTGGGAAAGAGGTCTTCCTGCTGTTCGTGCCGTAAAGGACAGGAAGGCTGGATGGCGTCGAGTAAAAGAATGGTTTGCAAGTTCTGAGATGGTCGATGGTAAACATGTTCCTAAGATTCGCATTGCTCGCCATTGCCAAAATCTTATTCGTGAACTTTCCAAATGTATGGCCGACCCAAAAGATCCAGAAGAAATTGACCGTGGAACAAAGAACGATCACGCTCTTGACTCATTTAGGTATGGATTGATGTGGCGCGAATATCCAGTTGCTTGCCCAGAGATTGATCAGAAAAAAACCGATAGGCCAACATGGCTCAATGAAGATCGGAAGCGTGAATGGCTATAACAACTGTTGTTTTCAGTGCTTTATCGGCAATGGCATGTATTGCCATTGCTTGGATAGAATATTGCAATTTCTGCATCATTCGTGAAATTGCGGGTAAGCAAAAAACAAAGCGATCTAAGGATCGGGAGTATATCTGATGGCAATCCAAGACATGATCAGCCAGTTGATGAAACAGCAGATCAAAAGCAAGAACAGGATGACTGCCCTTAGTCAGCCGTCTCCTATGGGCATGCCTGGATCTATTCCTTCAGAAGATCTGAATCTTATCGATCCAGAAGATCTTGGCATTGATCACAACTCGCAAGATTGGATTAACCAGCCAGAGATCGATGAAGAAGAAGAACGCAGGATTACCACCTATGTTCGCCAATCTTTTGATGAAGCATATAGGGCCAGGCAGGAAATGGAGTTGGAATGGGCCTTGGCTACTGCTTTTTTCGAGGGAAGGCAATGGCTGCGAATCTCTAGCACAACGCGTAATTTGATTCAACTGCAAAATCCAAGTGAACCTAATCGGTATATGATTGTGCAGAAAATGCGTCCGCTAATTGACGGCGTGGTCGGTAAGCTTACGCAAGTTTCACCAGACGCATATGCAATTCCTCTATCGGATACTGAGCGTGACAGGAATGCTTCGGACGAAGCAAATATCATTTGTCAGCATTTCAATAGGAAGTTTGGTCGAGAAACACAGTTGAAAGAACGGGTGCGATGGGCATGCGTCTGCGGCACCAGTTATTTGAAAATCTATTGGGATTCAAAAGGCATTCAGACAGTTCCGTTTTTTGATATGGAAACTGGTGAAGTTGGTGGCTTCAAGCAGATGTCGGTTGGCGATGTCCGCGAAGAAATTCTTCCTGCCTTTGATGTGTTTGTTGATCCCACTGCCAAACGCGATGAAGATATCCGCTGGTTGATTCATGCATCTGTGCGCCCTTTGTCCTGGTTTGTGGACTCTTATGGCGATAGGGGTAAGTCTGTTAGCGCAGATGCATTGTCAGGACAAAGTAGTAGCTACATTGATGCTTACCTTGAAGGTGGAAATGGCAGTGGCAATGGCTGGGTTCCGCCATCCACTTCCAGAATGGGCCAGATAGAAAGTCGTAAAAAAGCAGCAGTTGTTTACGAATATTGGGAAAAGCCAAATGAGCAATATCCCAAAGGCCGCTACATCGTTTCTACCAACACTGCCCTTCTCTATGCTGGAAATTGGCCGTATGAGAAGAAGGATAAGTTTCCGTTTGTTCCTTTGCGATGGCAACCTAGGGCAGGAACTGTCTATGGGTATTCCCTAGGATATGATCTCTGCCCACTGCAGCAAACGTATAACCGGATTTATAGTCGGCTTCTTGAACAGTTTGAGAGCCAAAAAGACTATGTGATGATCCAGAAACTATCTGGCGTTGGGGCAGATGCATTCAATAATCAATCAGATGACGTTGTTGATAGCAATCGTATCTATCGTAAAATTTATTATAATCAAGCAACTGCACCTCCTACGATTGTTCGTGCTCCTGGCGTTGGTGGAGATCTTTTCCCAATGCTCCAGTTGCTTGAAAAAGACATGATGGATATTGCTGGCTTGCATGATGTAAGCCAGGGAATGGCTCAAGCTGGAACTCCCGCAGAAAGCGTGAGGCTACTTCAACGTGCAGATAACACGCAACATTCGTTCATTAGGGCAGATATTGAAATTTCAAATGCCGAAATCAAAGAATGGGAAGTTGCACTTGTTGCCCAGTATGGCGTTGCTCCGTTCGTTGGTCAAATGCAAGAGCCGCAAGACCCTGCCAATGAAATGAGGAGTGGCGTAATTACCTTCGACCATATTCGCGATGGAGGTCAATATCGAATCGAATATGTTCCTGGCTCTGCTCAAGAAGATAGCCCAGATCAGAAATTGCAAAAACTAATGGCGTTCAGGCAAATGGGATTGTTCGGAGATCCTGCTGATCCAGCCACAAATATGCTTGTAATCAAAATGCTGAAACTTCCTGATACGACGTTGATTATGGAGCATTTGGAACAGCAGCAACAAAAATTCCAAATGATGCAGCAAATGGCTATGGAACAAGCTCAGGCGCAAAATGCTCCCAAGAATGGATTTGATCCAGAAGCGGAGCAAATGAAAGCCCAGCTTGATATTGAAAAAATTCAAGCTCAAGTCGGCGCAAAAATGAATGCCGATTTGGAAAAACTTCGAGAAAAATCACGCCTTGCCCAGGAAAATGATGCTTCCAAGGCAATGGTGAATCTTTCTCAGGAGACTCTTCGGAAAAATATTTTTCCTGAAGAGGTTGACCGGGGTGGCGAAAACACCAATAGGAAACAATAATTACAATGTCTGAAGAGATGGTGATGCATACACCCGATTCACCAGCGGGTGCTTCTGACGATTATGGCGTTGGTAATGCCATATTGGACATGGTTCAGGATACCGTCGGTCCTGAATCTTTTGCCGAAGACGTAAATGATACGGCTGTCCAGGATGGGTCATATTCTGAGGATCAGTACGATCCGTATGACCTGCTAGGTGTTGAGCAACCTAACACCGCGTATTCGGAATTCAATGATCCGAATCCTGTTCCTTACGAACGCTTTCGCGAAGTAAATGAACGAGCGAAGGCAGCAAACGAACAACTATCTCGTTGGGGCCAGGTCATTCAAGAATTTGAGCGACAGGGTTTCAATAGTGCCGATGATGTAAATCTTGCTCTTGCGCGACAGCAACAGGCCGCGCAGGAACAAGCGATTGTAAATCGGTATCGAGATCTGGAACAGCAGGAACTCATTGATCCCGAAACTGGCAAGCTTCAAATGGAAGCTGAATTGGAACGATTCCGATATCAGCAAGCCATGCAGGAAGTAAGTCAGTACATGATTGAGCAACAAAAATCTCAAGCGTTGAGCCAATATCCTCTTGCTCAACGCAACCAGGCTTCTGTTGATCAATTGGTTAGTCGCGGACTTGATCCTGTCGATGCTGCGCGCATTGTGCATGACCAGGTTGAGCAGCTCACCAAAGCATTGGTTCCAGAACTCGTCCAGCGCCTGAATCAAGGACGGCAAGCGCCAACCCCAACTAGTACCAGGCAAACGGTACGAGCCACTGTTTCCAATGGAGGACAGCAACAGGCGCAAGGTGGTCGATCCACTTTGAGTCAGTTGCTTGGTATTTCACGCAACAGACAATCCATCTGAGGTAGAAAACAATGGCTATTGACTTCAATGGTGCTTTGACGCTTGCGGACCATGCGTCTCTCAGCAACGATCCGCTCGTCAAGGAAATCACCAAATCTCTTCACAAGACCTGGAATGCCCTTAAGGACATTCCGTTGTTTACGTCCCCGACTCTTAAGCAGGTCGGTATGCGTTATCTCAACAGCAATATCCCGCAGCCCAACTGGACCGGTGTCAATTCCGAGCCTGTTGCTGTCAAGGGCAAGCCGAAGAGCTATGAAGAATCCATGTATCTTGTTCGTAACAAGATTCTTGTGGATCACATTTTGCTCGATCAGCCGACCAATATTATTGATCCTATTGAAGCGCAGGTGCAGATCTTCCTTGAAGGTTTTGCCTATGACTTCAACGACAAGTTCATCAACAACAATCCGGCCTCTCCTGCTGCTGGAAACTCTGCTGATTGTTTCCCTGGACTTGCATATCGCATGGACAATTTTGCGGACTACGATATCCCCTCTGAAATGGATATTGCCGCCACTGGTGGTTCCGCTGACTTGTTCACGAACACGTCCACTTCGGCCAACAACTTTATCTTCAAGCTCCAGGAACTTCTTGACAACATGAATGCTCCTGATGGCGATGGTGTTGTCCTGTATATGAACGAAGCCACGAAGCGACGCATTGAACTCAACATCCGTGTCATGGGCATTGGTGCTGGTTTCGATATGACGCAGGATTCGTTTGATCGGCCTGTGGAAAAGTACAAGAATGCGACTGTTCGTACTGTTGGGCGCAAGGCTGATGGCGTCACGTCCGTTATTGCGGACAACCTGAACAACGGCGTTGCCGGTGATGCTGGCAAGTGTACGCATATCTATGCCGTCCGATATGGCACTGGTTATGTTCAGGGTTGGCAGAGCGGCCCGTTCAAGCCGACTTATCTTGGGCTGTCCAAGGAAAATGGCATTATGCACAATGTCGTTTTCGACTGGGGCGTGGGACTCTGGGTTCCCCATACCCGAGCCATTGGGCGTCTTAAGGTTCGCGTTTCGTAACCTTAAAGGAGATCAATTATGGCAAGGGATGGAAAACTTGTTTTCCGATTTGTCCAGACTGCTGCTGGTAACAACCAGTTGGCTATTGTCAATTACGGCAATAGCTCGACTGCCAGCACGGGGGCATTTATCGGTTCTGTAACTGCGGCGTCTACTGCGTCCCAATGGGTTCGCGGAACCAGTAACTCCCTTAACCGATCTGGTTTTCGCAATACGAGTGCTGATCAATCGATTATTGTCTCCGGTGAAACGTCGGCAATTACGAGTGATCCTGCAATTGCTGGCGATACGTCCTATTCGTATGAATACGTTCGTATTCGTTACGCTCCTGTTGGGCCGTTGAATACTACGAACAATACGTTTGAATTGTATTTGGAAGCGGCTTCTGACAGTGGTACTGGCACTGCTGGTTCCGACTGGACGATTGCTGGATCGGCTGTGCCGATTAGTCCAATTGCCTCGTATGCCACCACGGTTTCGACTGCTGCTGGTGTTGTGGCAGGAGTTGTCAATACGGCTACTGCCCACGGCCTGGCTGCTGGGCAAGTGCTGTTTGCACAAGCTGCTGGTACTGGTTACGGCGCGAGTGAACCTTTGTTTGTTATTACTCAGCCGAGCAACGCTACCTTCAGCAGCCCGAGCACGCAGTTTGGGCTTACCAAGGTGCCTGGAAGCAATGCCGTCGACACGTCGTTGTCCTCTGCTGCTTCTGCGCAAACGTTTGACCGCTCTGGGGCATCGCGAATCATCACGTTGCCCTTGATGATGACTACCAAGCCTTGGGTCCGCATTGCTTATCGGGTTCTTCCGTCCAGCACTGCAACCAATGCTCGGTACTCTGGAGTCTGGTTGGACAACTGCTTCCTCACTCGCGGTCGAGACAACTCGGCTACCTTCTAATAGGTGACAGGGGCAAGGTGTAATGCATCTTGCCCCTGCAAGGAAAATACAAAATGGCGCGAGATAATGAACTGAGGCTGACGTTTTCCGATGTTAGCGCAACGACAAACGTTGCCGGCGTTGATCGAGATGTTACGTCCTCTCCGTATCGAGGTGGCCTTGTCACCTTGGTTACCACTGCTAATCAGTGGGCAGTCGGTTATTCCGATGCTCTTAACTTTACTCATTGGCGAAATCAAGTTGCTGATATTAGCAACTTGACTACCAGTACTCCCACTACAGCGATTGCGGGAGATCCTATTCTTTCTAACGGAACTGCACTTTCTGAATATTATATTCGGACTGCGGTTGCTCCGGTTGGATTGATGGGTCCGTCTGATGTTCAGATTATTGCCCAGGCGGCAAATGATACTGGAGCTGGAACTGCTGGAACTGCTTTTGCAGCTATTTCCAATCCTGTGAACATTCCAGCAAATGCCAGTGCAATTACCGCTAACTTCAGTCTTGCTAGCCCGACTGTTGTTACTCCGACTGCTGGTAGTGTTCCTGCATCTGGAAGCATTGTCATTTTCACCGCACTTGGTGGTGGCGTTGGTCCTGTTGTGCGTATTCCATATATTGTCCTGCAACAGTCGGCTACGACGTTTACGATGGTATCCACTCTTGGTGGAACTACGGGAATTAACGCAAGTACCGGTGGAACTAGTGCTACCCTTCTTGCAGGAAACAATGCTACTGGGATTACCCCAACTAGTGTTGCTAGCGACAGGATTGTCTTTACTGAAACGCTTGCAGTCGGAGATACAATTATCTTTGGTAATGTTGGTAGCATTGTAGGAATTACTGCTGGAACGCTTTACTATGTGGTTGCAGTTACTTCAACTGGAGTTCAAATTGCAACCTCTTCCGGTGGCTCGGCAATTACTGGCCTTGGAACTACGCTCGGCACTCCGTTTGCTGGGAAGGTCAACATTGCAAATACTGCTGCAACGTTTGTTTCCAGCGTTGCGAGCAATGTGATTACCACTACTGCTCCCCACGGCTTGTCCGTTGGACAGATGGTTGTTGCCACTACTACTGCGGGTTCCCTTGCTGCTGGTCAGGGTTACTATGTGAATACGGTGCCTTCTGCAACTACATTCACTGTTTCCGCTACGGTTGGTGGATCTACTGCAACGGTAACTGCAACTCCTGGGAATCTGTTTGTTGGACGTCCTCCGCGTTTGGTTATGACGCAAGTTGGGATGACTACTCGTCCTTGGCTGCGTGTTGCTGTTCAGCAGCTCAACAGTTCTGCTGTTCAGGATGGCTATGTGATGTTCTATAATGCGGACATCTCTGTTGGCCGTGATGGATCGATGGCAGGCTAATGACAAGGGCGCAACTCAAACAACGAATTAGGGTTCTTGGTTCAAACCTATTCAATACAGGTGCGGACCAAGACCCATTCGGGCTTGACTTGCTCCTTATCGAACAGGCCAACCAAATAGCCCGTCAAACGGACTGCTTGGTTGGCCGTCGATATCTAGATCTTGTAGCTGGAGAAGACGAATACTGCTCTCCAGATATTTATAAGATTCGTGGCATCTTCTATTTGGATGGAACCGACTACACTCGTTTGAGGCAGGTCACCTTTTCATCCAAACAGTTTGATGATAATCGCAACGATACAACAGCTTCAACTCCCGATGTCTGCGCTGTCTACGGAATGAACCGTATTCGTCTTAAGCCAGCTCCTAGTGAAGCAGTTACAAGCGGATTGATGATTGAAGGGTATTGCCAGCCTGGAAATATATGGCAATACAATTCCAGTGGAACTATAGATACTGGCGTTCCTACAGAAGACCATGAGTGCCCGTTGCCAGACGTAGCGCAAGATTGCCTTGTGTATGCAGTGCTACATGCCCGTTCTGTGCAATTGCGTGATCAGGCTGGGATTGCACTCTACATGCAGGAATACCGACAGCGACTTGGTGATGTCGAGGCTTTTGCTGCGATTTACCATACAAGGATGGCATAAATGGCTACGCTTGCTGAACTGGAGAACGATACACTCATCCTCCTAAACGAAGCAACTGGCAGCGTCCTTGGCGATCTACCCAATGGTACTGGTGGCACTACAATTGCCACGCTGACCACCATTGATCAGTACCTGAACGAAGCACAGTACGAGATGGCGCGTTCTTGCGTCTACATTCCCGGCACACAGACGTTCACGGGATTCACTGGAACTGACCTTACTCTGACTTCAGTGTGGCATCCAATGTCGGTAGCCATTGCTGGATCGGCATTGCAACATACCAGTGATGCAAGGCTTCGTGCATGGCAACCAAACTTTGAAGTCTTTACCGGTACATTCACCCTTCCGAATGGTGGAACAACAACCGATCCTTACTACTGGTATAGGAAAGACCCGTTGGTTGTACGGGTATTCCCTTCTGCCACAAACAAAACCATTGTCGTAAACGGAGTTTCTATTCCTACGGCAATTACAACGTCCTGCACCTTCGCACCAGACGATGTGCTGCGTAATACGCTCCCCGTATACGCCGCAATGAAACTGGCTATGAAGAATCTGGACGATCCTAGCCTCGCACCGCGAATTCAGCTTTGGCGCGAATGGTGGTTCGATTCGTGCATGAGGCTATGGAATAATCTTGACTCGTCGTTGAAGATGGAAGGTAGCCCTTACCAGCAACCACCAGTGGCTCCTCCCGCTGCTAAGTGAGGTTACTGATGCATATTGATTCTGGTTGGGCTGCTGTATTTATGATGGCCCTTATCGCCATCATTGGCGGCATAGGCAAGTTGATCCACATGATGTATCGCATGGAGAGCGAACTCGGTGGTACTTCCGCTGTCATCAAGGACCATAGCCGACGTCTCGAGATCGTCGAGAAGGAAATCAATTCTCTCCTGGCAGTCGTGACTAGGCTCTATGCGGATGTTGGAAAAAAACCGTGAAGCAACTCATCTCCAATGTCGTCTGGGCCATATGCGTAGTAGGGTGTATCTTCACCGCATATACATTCATCATGGCCTTCCTTCAGTGGGAATAGACTATCCATGAAGAACATATCCATCAAAAGGCTAATCACGGTTATCGTGGCAACTATTATTGCTGTCTCTGCTCCTGCCATGCAGAGTGCCTTCGCAAAGCCTGTGCCAGAAACCGCAGGTGTGGAGGAACTCACAGTGCGGTTCAAGCTTGGCATCATGATGGCTATGAATAATCTAATCCCGGCATTGATCGGAACGCTGATGGCGTTTTTTACACGCGCAGATAAGAACGAGCCTGTGTTTGCGCTATCCCAGAAGGCTGGCGAATAAATGGCGTCCTCGATTACGCTTGTGCAACGGATTGATGCTCCAGACGGTAGCATCACGTTCAAATTCAGCGACAAAAGCGGTATCGGTTTCCAAAGCGAGGCTGATCTGATTAGTTATCAGGCCAATGCGGAATCGAATGTCGTGTCAATTGACGATTTGAAGCGGTACTTGATCTGCTGGTCTGGCCGCAATGGCCGGAAGGTAAACAAGACGGCGACGTACGACATCACGAACAACGCCGGAAACATCGTCAGGATACAGTAAATGGCCACGGTATATTTCGACCCGCCATACGACCCGATGACGCAAGGACCTACTCAATTGTCGTCGATTGAAGACGCAACAACGGACCTTGTCGGATTTGCATTCCAAGCCGAGGAAGACGCCGCAGTCGTCTCGGTTTTGTTCTACATCGTGACAAAGACCGGAACGCCGGGAACGGTACGCGCTGGGTTCCAAGGAGTCAATGCCGCGACCGGACTCAACGACGGCGTATGGCAATCGTATGTGGACGTTGCCGGAACGTCCATAACGGCAGGCGGGTACAACACATTCACGCTTTCGACGACTCAAAATGTCACACGCGGGCAATTGTACTGCATCGTAATACAGCCGATAAGCGGAACGTGGAATGCGACGAATAGCATCGCCGTCTGGTACGGACGTGGCAACTCATACCCGTGGTCTGGCTTGCCGTACGCATTTACAAACACGGCTGGAACAACGGCTAAGATAACAACCAACCAACATTTGTTCTGGGGATATAGGTCGGCAACGAAATCGTATGGAACTCCAATGTTCTATATCGGTAGCGGCCTTAGAAACGTCAATACGAATCCAAACGAATATGCAAACCGGTTTACGCTGCCGTCTACACGTGGCAAGCAATTCACACTGCTGGGGATCAATGCCAACTTGCTACTCGATGCTGGAGGTACGTTTTCGCTAAACCTCTATGATTCCAACTCAAACCTAATTACTACACGCTCTTTTGATTCCGATCAGGCCGTAAATCTGGGGCAGGATGGTACATACCAAATCCTATTTACCGATTCCGCGCTGCCTACGTTGTCTTACGGAACGCAGTATATAGTCGGTCTGAAAGCATTGAGCGTGGCAAACATGAGCATGGCCTTCACGTGCGTGACAATCCTGCAAGACCAGACGGCGTTTTTGCGATCCACTATGAGTATGATTCAGCGGAAAGACTCTGGCGTGTGGCAGGTTAATGCCAATTTGATCCCGTCGTGGCAATTGATGATACGCGATACGAGTGGCGGCGGTGTCGGGTATCCAGGCATGACCGGCGGCATGAGAGGTTGATGCGATGCCTCAATCTATGTGGATACCGCCACTGATCGGTATGGGCACGAACGTCACATATGCTACATCGCTCGAGGATTCAACGAGCGATCTAGTCGGCTGGGCGTTCATGCCGGAGGAGGATGCAACGGTTGTATCCGTTTTGATTTTTCTCTATCAGAAAACTGGATCGCCGGGAATGGCCAGGATCGGTTTTCAGGGATGCGACGCGACTACCGGTCTCAATGATGGCGTTTGGCAGTCTTACGTCGACACCGATATGTCGACTGTGGGCGCTGGCGGTATACGGACATTTACACTCGGGACGACGCAAAACGTATATCGCGGGCAAACGATATGTATCGTGATCCAGCCCCTCAGTGGCACATGGAATGCGTCGAATTCCATCAGCATTTCGTGGGGCAGGACAAACGCTTACCCGTACAACAACCTTCCGTACGCTTTTGCGAACACGACCGGCACGACGGCAAAAATCAGTACACGCGGCTACGTGACGTATGGATATAGGTCGTCCACAAAAACATATGGGACTCCGTTTACCCCGGGTCTTTCTGGCACTTGGAACGTGAATTCCACCAATAACGAACTGGGCATACAATTCACTCTTCCAGCGACGTGGGGGAAAACATTTACGTTGGTCGGCATCAACGCGACGCACCGTTTCATTTCGGGTTCAGGAAGCAACGCAACGTTCAATTTGAACCTCTACGACGCGGCATCGAATTTGCTTGCACAACGATCGTTCAATTCAAACGAAGTAATGATTCCAACAAGCAACCTAGAAACGACGTATCAATTTTTTTTCGACGAATCAACGCTGCCTACGTTGTCGTACGGTAGCCGATATATCGTTGCAATGCACGCGACAAATACGGTCGACCAACGGTACGTCCAAACAGTGGTATTTGCGGCAGGAGACTGGAGTGCGGTGACAGATGCCGAATACGTGCAGGCAAGCCGTGCCAA